GAGCCGGGTGTGCGCACGCCTGCCGCTGAACCTTCAGCTGTTTGCCGAAGATACCGGCGAAAATGGAGCAGACACCAACGCAGAGGGGGCAGCAGGCGACACCGGCGCCAACTCCGATGGGGGCAACACCACTCCGACCTTTGACGAACTGCTGAAAGACAAAAAATTTCAAAGTGAATTTGACAGCAGGGTCAGCAAGGCGCTTGCCACGGCCAGAGCCAAGTGGGAAGAAAGCGCCAAAGAGCAGGCGGACGAAGCCAAAAAACTATCCAGTATGAACAAAGAGGAGCGAGAGCGGTATAACCTGGCCAAGGATCGCCAGGCATTTGAACAGGAAAAGGCAGCCTTTGCCAAGAAGCAGCTGGAAACGGCTGTTGCGGCTGAGCTGCTCCAGCGCAAGCTGCCTGCACAGTTTGCCGCATTCCTGACCGGGAATGACGCCACCGCCTCGCAAAAGAACCTGGAGACTTTTGACGCCGCATTTCAAGAGGCAGTACAGGCCGCCACAACCGCCAACCTGCGGGGCAAGGACTTGCCGCCGGCGGGTAAGGAAGCAGCGGGCGACAATGTACCGCCCACAGACTTCCGCGCCTATGAGGCGTGGAGAAAACAGAACGGCTAATAGGAGGAATAAGAAATGCCGAATACGATTTTAACCCCCAATGTCATTGCCAATGAGGCACTGATGGTACTGAAAAACAACCTGGTGATGGCCAACCTGGTGCACCGGGACTATGAGGACGAATTTGTGAAGGTTGGCGACACGGTTACCGCCCGCCGCCCCAGCAAGTTTGTAGCCAAGAACTTTACCGGCGCTGTGGATCCCCAGGATCTGAACGAGGGCGGTGTACCCGTGAAGATGGACCGGCTGCGTGATGTGACTGTGCAGATCACTTCTAAGGAAATGTCCTTGGATCTGCGCGACTTCTCTGCTCAGGTGATCGAACCGGCCATGACCGCCATCGCCAGCGCGGTGGACGCAGATGTATTGGCGACTGCCGTAGAGGGCGCCGGTCGCACCGTGACCGCTTCCGGAGAGAGCGCAACCAAGCCCATTAAGGATATTGCCAAAGTGGGCAGCTATCTGGACTTTGCCGGTGTGCCGGTTCAGAACCGCCGCCTGGTGCTGAACCCCTCGCACAAGGTGCTGTATGCTACGGACGACAACCTGTCCAAGGTGTCCTATGCCGGTGACGGCAACGCCCTGCGGGACGCAGAACTGGGCAAGGTGTACACCATGGACACCTATATGAGTCAGAACGCACCGTATCCCTACGGTTATCTGGACAATGCCGTTGGTACTGCCAAGACTTATAAGGTCAGTGGTACTGCCGGTGAGAGCAAGGTGGCGCTGTCCTCTGTGACTGCTGCTACTGCCACGGTGAAAAAGGGCGACTGCTTTATTGTGGACGGCTATGTGTACCATTTTGCCGCAGGCGCTACGGCTGCCAGCGGCGCGGTGGCCGAGGTGGCTATTGACCAGCCCTTGCACGCTACACTGTCTGGAAAGGACGCCACTGTGATCTCTGCGCCTACATCAGTAGGGTTCCACCGCAACGGCGTGGCACTGGTGACCCGTCCTATGGATCTGCCGATGGGCAACAAGAACGCCTATGTGGCGTCTGCGGACGGCCTGGGTGTGCGTGTGGTCTTTGACTACGACAGCACCCACAAGATCGACACCGTGTCCTTTGATATTCTGTACGGCGTGACCACGCTGGACAAGAATATGATCGTCAAGGTGCAGGGCTAAGCCCGGGGAGGTACAAATGGAAAAGGTAACCGTTGTACAGGGCAAGACCCAAGTGGTCATTGATCGGAGTTGTCTGCCGGCTTATTTGAATGCCGGTTGGCAGCTGCAAGAAAAAGAGGATACAAAAAAGGGCGCCAAATAAGGCGTCTTTTGTTATGGGGTGATATGTTTGACTGATGAGATGAAAAACAAGGCTCTGCGGCTGCTGCGGGCCGCTGCCGGGCGTTACGACAAGATATGCGAGGCCTGGTACGCACACGCCGGTGAAGAGCTGGATTTACAGCTGTTTTTGGATATGGCAGAGGACGATTGCCTGACCTATTTGGGCACGCAAGAGCTGCCGCCGGTGGTTACCGCCACCACGCTGGCAAAACTTGCTTTTGTGCACTTGAACGGCGTTGTACAGGATCGGGATTATGGCGTAAAGAGTGCGTCCTATACGGAGGGCAGCGTATCTATGAGCGAGACCTATACCACCCCTGCGGAGCAGGAGACAGCCATTGCCGACCTGCTCCAGCCGTACAACAGATACAGGGAGGTGCGCACCTGTGAAAGCAAAAACGCCTAAGTCGTGGACTGTAAAATCACGGATTTTCTCCGCACAGACGATCAGAGACAGTGCTTACGACTTTGAGCAGAACACATACAGTGCTACACCTGCCGTTTTGTATTTGTGCTGGCAGCCGGTATCTGCTTCTGCCCCTATTGAGGAGCGGGGGGGGGTGCTGTCAGCCGCCCCACCGCGGTATTCACCAAGAAGGGCCGGATCCGGCCGACCAGGGGTTTCAGAACGATATTGCAGCAGATCAGATCCAGAATCAGCGCAAAGGACAGGGACATCCCTGTCCAGCGGTGCTTCCGCAGAAGCAGCAGCACCGCCGCCAGCAGGATCCAAATCTCTCCGTGGTCGCAGATCCGGCTGATCCACGGCATCACCGCGTCCAGAAAATCGCAGCGCAGATGGGCCTGGAGCCAGTCCAGCACCGCCAGTTCCGCCGCCTGCATCATACTTCCACACTCCTCTCCCGGCGCTTGCGCCGTGTGTGCAGGGAGCATCATACCACATTTTCCCCACAGTGCGCAACGGTTTTGGCATTTTCTTCTATGATCTGCACAAATCTGCGGGATTTTTGGCATTTTTCTGGGAAGGGGCGTTGACATCTCCCCGAGAACGTGATAGGATACCTTCAAAATTGGATCGCTCAGATAGAGGCGCGGCGTTCATCAGTACCGCTCCGGCAAGGCCAGGCAGCCGCCGGACGGGGAAGGGTCCGCCGCCGAAGTGCCGGGACGATGCCTGTCCTTCTGGTGCTGGGCCGTCAGGGAATACCTGCCGGACTGTCACAAACCTTTGTGAAGCGCTATCAATGGCTGTTCGGGATCGTCCCTGCCGGGGGCTTCTTTCCGTATTTTCCATGGACCGCTTGACAAAGCGGTCCATTTTTTCTCCTCTCCGCCGGCGGCAGGCGCGGAGGAGGTCTGTGACCGCCGCGGAATCTTTTTTGAGATGAGAAAGGTGAAGAAACATGAAGAGATTGTTGACCTTGCTGATGGCTCTGGCCATGACAGCGTCCCTGGCCGCCTGCGGCGGCACTGGCAGCTCCGGCGACACTGCAGACTCCGGCAATTCCGGCACCACCGCTGAAGGCGGGGAGACCGCCGGCTCCTCCGGCGTGGAGGACGGCGTGCTGACCATCGCCATGGAGTGCGCCTACGCCCCTTACAACTGGAGCCAGAGCGACGACTCCAACGGCGCTGTGCCCATCTCCAACGTGCCCGGCACCTATGCCAACGGCTACGACGTGATGATCGCCAAGCAGATCTGCGAGGCCAACGGCTGGAAGCTGGAAGTGGTTCAGTCCGACTGGGACTCTCTGGTTCCCGGCGTGCAGACCGGTACCTTTGACGCCGTCATTGCCGGCCAGTCCATGACTGCCGAGCGCAGCGAGCAGGTGGATTTCGCCGGCCCCTACTACTACGCCTCCATCGTCTGTGTGACCAAGACGGACAGCCCCTATGCCAACGCCGCCGGCATCAGCGACCTTTCCGGCGGCACCTGCACCGCGCAGATCGCCACCATCTGGTATGACTCCTGCCTGCCTCAGATCGAGGGCGCCCAGGTCCAGACTGCCGCGGAGACCGCCCCCGCCATGCTGATGGCCCTGGAGACCGACGCCGTGGACTTCATCTGCACCGATATGCCCACCGCTATGGGTGCCGTGGCCGCCTATCCCGACATGAAGATTCTGGACTTCACAGACTCCGACGACAACTTTGAGGTTGACGAGGGCGAGATCAACATCGGCATCTCCGTGATGAAGGGCAACACCGAGCTGAAGGAGGCCATTGACAGCGTGCTCTCCACTATGACGGCGGACGATTTCAACACCCTGATGAACGAGGCCATCGCCATTCAGCCCCTGAGCGAGTAAACACTTTCCAGAATGACCCGCGGGGGGGGGGGGGGGGGCAGGTCCCCCCCCCCCCCCCCCCCCC